ATGGCTAAAGACGGAAAGCATATTATCCACGCCGGCGGCGTGTTCCCTAATCCGCTACTTAACCGTGAAGGCGGGGCAGCTGCATCGACTCTGCCTGGTACTGTTGGATTCTTCAGTACTGCTGACAAGTTCACGGCCTCTGTGGCCGGGGCAGAATCCGCCATCAAGTATGTGGCAAACAAAGACTACCTGCGCTGCCTGAGTGTTGATGACGCAATCCCAGCCAATGAATTGGTTGTTGGTATTCATCCGCTACCTGGCATGTTCCTAAACGTGCGAGCAGCAGCGGGCACCTACACCAAAGGCCAGCCGGTTGCAGTAGCCAACGGTCAGATCACTGCGGTTGCAGATGATGCCGCCGTATTCGCTTATGTCGAAGAAGATAAAGCAGTCACTGCGGTGGCGGGCGATCTGATTCGCGTTGTGTTCAAATAAGGAGCACTGAATGTTTGTATTCTCCAAGTCTATCGGCGAGAAGACCGGTAACCTCGCGGTGAACCAGGCGCAATGGCGCGCCCTCGAACTTGAGCGAAACGCCAGTGCTCAGGCAGCAGCTGATTTTCTGGCGCGCACTCAGTTCCGTGGTGATGCAGAAAACGCCCCTTATCTCGACGCGGTGAACGCAGTTGACGATATCCGCCGCCTGTATCGCGCTTTCGACACAACTGTGCTTCAGCAGTTCGAGCCGAATACCGAGTTCACTCTGCTGAACGATCTAATGCCGCTTTCTCGCTCCGTTCGAATCGAACAGTCTCGTTACGACTACGCTCGTACCGGTGGCCGCGGCTGGGCTCACACTTCCATGTCCGGACAGGTCGGCGCGGCACTCGATGCTCGTAGCTATTCCTTCGATGGCACCATGGTGCCTATCCACGACTCGGGCTTTAAGTTCGAATGGCGTGATCCAATCTTCAACAGCCCGCAGGCATTGCAGTCGCAGGCTGATGCGCAGCGTGGTTCGGTTGAAGACGTTCAGCGTCGTTACGTTGACTACATCTTCAACGGCTTCCGCGACAAAGCTGGCAACTTCGCAGTGTTTGACGGTCTGACCTGGAAAGGGTTGCGTGACGATGAGCGTGTAGCGCAGATCGACCTTGGCGCTTCTGGCCTTAACATCGACTTCACCTCTGGTACCGCAACGTCTCAGGCTATCCGCGCCGGGGCAATCGCGCTGCGTGATCAGATGCGTCGCGTAAACAATCAGTATGCAGAGCAGACCTGGTATGTATCCGGCGAAATCATCTCCAACCTGGAACGCTACTTCTCCGACAACTTCCAGTCCGGCACGATCATGGATGAAATCCTGAAACTGACTGGTGTAGCGGCGATTAAAGAAGACAGCCAGCTTTCAGGTAACGAAATTGTCATCGTTCCGCTGTCTGCTGGCGTCATTGCTCCAATCGTTGGCCAGGCTATAGGTACCGTTGCCTCTCCGCGTCCGGAGTACAACAGCGACTACATCTGGCGCACCTGGGGTGCAATGGGGTTGATGGTTAAGCAGGACATCAACAATAAATACTCCGTAATTCACGCATCAAGCTAAGGATAAATCATGGCACTGGTAGAAATCGTGGCAAGCAACCTGCACGCCGGTGCCAGCCTCCGCAAACTGGAGGTTGGTTCGGTGGTGGATGTAGACGACGCAACGGCGGAGCGTTGGATCAGCACTGGCAAAGCAAAGGAGACCGACAAGAAGAAAGGCGAGAAGCTTTCCTTCGAAGTGGCTACTCCGTCCGCGCCTGTAGCAGAACTGACTGCCCTGCAAAAGCAACTCGCCGACGCGCTGGAGCAGAACCAACAGCTAATCGCCGATGGTGAAGCGAAAGACAAGGCTCACGCCGACGCGCTGGCAGCAGAAACAAAACGCGCAGACGAAGCCGAAGCCGCACTGGCAGAAGCAACCAAGAAGGCGAAATAACCATGGCTGACCCAATCACAGCGGCAGACGTGCAGGCGTTCCTCGGTGAGTTGGGTTACGCCATTCCCGGCGCGCTGCTCGATCCGATTCTCTGCGTGGTCAATAAAATTATCCCGTGTCTCGATGGCGCGGGATACGACGAATGCAGCGCAAAGCTCATCCTGATGTATGCCGCCGCGCTCATGGCGACGTCTTCCGGCGCTCGGCGTATCAAATCGCAGGGGGCGCCATCAGGGGCGTCGCGCTCGTTTGACTACGGAGATGACGGCATTACCTGGCTGCGCGACTCGCTGGCGAAACTGGATACCAGTGGCTGCACCAGTGAACTCCCGATCAGCGCCGGTAACAGTGTGGGGCTGTTTTTGGTGGTCGGGGGCTGCTGATGGCGTGGGTTTCAGTTCAGCAACGGCTACCGCGGACGTTTACCCGGGTATGGGTGATCACCGATACCGGCCAGCAAACGACGGCCTACGTTAACGGTGCGGGACAGTGGATGATTAACTGCCCTCGCATACAGGCTACAGGTGCAATCGTGCTGCGATGGAGGGAGTAGGGTATGTCAGATAAAACGAGAGGCGGCGTAATCGATGAAGATGCCATCTATGGCGATGCTGTAGATGGGCCGGAAACAATTCACGTTAACGCCATTCATTACGATATCGATATCAGCGTGGCGCATCTCCTTGCTGAGCGGCGTGAATCCGAACGGAGGGATTAGCGTTGAGCTCGATAGCTTCTTGGTCATACACGGCGACAGCGACAATCTGGCGGCGCATACGCGATGCCGACGGTAGTGATACCGACGGCGGAGGTCAGCCGTACGGTTGGGAAGCGCCGATCGCTATTCTTTGCGACTATCAGGGCGGCCTCTCTGCGAAAATCGGTGACCTCGGTCGGGAGATCGTGGTTAAAAACACGATATGGACCGAGTCCGCAACGGCGCGGGAGGGAGATTACATCCTGATTGGCGCGTCGACCGATGCGGCTCCGCCGGACGAGGCCGACGAGATACGGCAAATCGTTCAGTTCGCTGATACGTTCGAGCGACTGGCGGACGATTTCGCAATCATTACACAGGTGTAATTATGGGCGCTAAAGTTCGCGGTATCCGCCAGGCTAAGGCCAATCTCGACCGCATCATCAAGGACGTGCAGGGGCGCAAAGTTGTTCGAGCTCTACAGTCGGCAATGCTTATCGGTAGCGCACAGGCAGCGCTTTATACCCCGATCGACACGTCGACACTCATCAACAGCCAGTTCCGCGAAATCACTGCTAATGGCGTGCGGGTGACCGGGCGCGTTGGCTATACGGCGTCTTATGCTGTGTTTGTCCATGACCCCGAAGTGAAGCAGAACTTCCGGCGCGCAACGGCGCGGAAAGAGTTCTTAACGAAGGGCTTCGAGGATACCCGCAGTCAGATTGACGCCGCGGTTAAAAAGGAGCTTTCGCTATGACACCTCCGATGTATATGCGCCTGAAAGACCTGTTTGTGGCTGAAGGACTAACGGCTGACTTTAAGGTGCAATGGCGGCAATGGCGTGACACCGGCAAAGACGCCGACCAGTTCATCGTGTTCCGGCCGTCCGGCGGTACCAATATCGAGTACGACCGCGGCGGCGACTGGTATGTGATGGTCGACGTTGTTGCGTCGAAGTCGAATCCTGATGCTGCGGACTCCGCGGTAAACGCCATCGTCGAGTATATCAGTGCGCAATCGGGTGCCGATGAATGCGTTGGCGCGCTGAGCCTTGTCGGCAATGTTCCGGCGGCAATTCCCACTGAAGAGGGCCGGCTGGTTACCCGGCTGCTCGTCTCCTGCACATACGGCGAATAATCGCCACAATCACCCATCAGGCTGCCATCTGGCGGCCTTTTTTTATTTGAGAGGTACACATGCAAGGCTGTGCTAATGATACCGGCAAGCTGATTGGTAAGGTGGCCGTGCTACGCATGGCTTTTGGCTGTGCTGATACCGTTCCGGCCCTTTCCGAATGGAAACGTCTGGGCGCGCTGACCACGAAAGGTTTCGACTACTCCATGAATACTGTCACCTCCGAGGCTGACGATACGAAAGGTCTGGTCGAGAACCTGGTCAACAACATGGATTTCACCATCTCCGGTGAAGGTGAATTCCGTAAGCAGGATAAAACGACTGAAATCGGCGCCATTGCTATCTCGAAATATATTTTCGATGAAGTCCAGGCCGGTCGCCAGCCGACGCTGTGGGTACGCTTTGACTTCACTGGTGAAGACGCCGGCACTTATATCATGGGTTATTTCAACACAACCTCATGGTCTGGTGACTTCGGCACCTCTGATATTTCCACCTTCTCCGGTGAGTGGAAAGTATACGACGCTGACACTGTCGTGTTTGAAGTAGCCGGCCCTGTGCTGGCATTCACCACGAACCTGACAGCAACCAAGACAGTAGCCGCCGGCTCAGCCCTTAACATGTCGGTAGCGGTCGATGGTGGCACCTCGCCTTACACCTATGTGTGGAAGAAAGACGGCTCTGTCGTCAGCGGGCAAACAACGGCGACCTTCAACAAGGCCAGCGCTGTTTCCGGTGATGCCGGGGTTTATACCTGTGAGGTCACCGATTCTGCATCAACGCCTGTGAAAATCACGTCCGTTGCGTGCACGGTCACGATCAGCTAACCACGTCGTGAATAGTACAAAGGGCGTTGCGGCGCCCTTGATACTGTTTATGGAGCGACTATGACCCCCATTAAAGAATTAGGCGAATGCCTTATCGGTACCGATGACCGGGAATTCTTTTTCCGGCCGTCGTTTCGCAACATGGCGCGCATCGGCGAGCCTGCTGAAATCGTCCAGACGTTCTATGACCTGTGCAACGATGAAGCGACGCCGTTAGTGCGGCGCGCAGCAGAGGCTTATATCCGCAACGAGTACAGCCGGCTTCCTGATTGCGTGCTGAGATACATCCAGAGCGGCCTTCTGACTCGCAAAGCCATTATGGCGGCACATACGGTGCTTACAGCGTGCTGCGACGATGATATCGGTGATTTAGTTGGTTGGATGAAGCTGGCTAAAACCCGTAAGCGTGGCTTCGTATGGCGACCGGGCAGCATGCCTCCGGAGAATATGGTCATCGTCGCGCAAAACCTGATGATGCACGGCATCATCGGCAAAGCGAAGGTGCGAAAACTGCAGCGTTACGAAACGAACGAGACAACCGGAGAATTCCGCGCCGCCGACTACATCATGGCGGCCAGAAACCATTTTGGCATAAGCCGGGAAGAGGCCGAGAATCTCACGATGACAGAATTCAGCTTACTTCTGAATGCTAAATATCCAAACCAAAAGGGCTTCACCAGAGAAGAGTACGATACGGTCATGGACGAAGATGATCGCCGGTGGCAGGCGATGATGCAGCAGGAACAAACCAGCAAAACCAGATGAATCAGCCTCGGCATAGTCCGGGGCTTTTTTATATCCGCTTGATGGTGATCGGCTATTGCAGCCTCACTTCTGACGCGCCTCGCACGCGCACTTTACACAGAACCTTTCAGGATGACCCTTGAGGATGCCGGCTGGCTGTCGGTGCCTTCTGTGGGCCGGTTTCCTGTGCGACAAGGTTCATCACTCAAAGGTAAACCGATATGAAATATCCAACAGTAATTAATGGGTTAGACTTCCGCGATCTGATTTTTGTGGCCGATAACGACCCGGTAACTGACTCGTTTATGGTGGCGAAGGCATTTGGAAAGTTGCCTAAAAACGTGATTCGCGACATTGAGCGAACTATCGAGGCCTGTCCCCCGGAGTTTGATACAAAACTCAATTTTGAGCTTTGCTATAAAAACAATGAGTTGCAGAACGGTAAGCCGCAGAAGTTCTATCGACTCCGCAAAGATGGGTTGATGCTTCTGGTTATGTCCTACACCAAAAAAGAGGCTATGCGTATCAAGATCGCCTACATCAACGCATTCAACTGGATGTACGCAATGCTTCAGGTTGGCCGGCGCCAGTTCGAAGAAGAACGTAACGCCGTCATGCTGGAGTTCATGAAAGAGAAGGATGTTGCCAGCATGTCTGGTCGCCTGTTACGCCGGTGGGGGAAAGAGAAGAAGCCCCAACTTCTTTCGCGCATTGAGCAACTGGACAAGCAAGGTCAGTTGGCATTGCCCGGCTTTCCAGGCGTGCTTACCGGATCATGAAACCCACAGTGCCGTGGTTTTTGAATGGCCCACTCAGGTGGGCTTCTGCTTTATGAATGAATCAGAAATCAGCTAAAATCGACCACAACCAACTCCGTGAAGGGATGCATAATGACAAACCTCCCCTATGAATATTTCCTTGGTGCCGATGATGACCTCGTCGACTTTCTCGAAAAGCAAGGCGAGGAATGCATAAAAGAAATTGAGCAATCAAATGCAATAAACAAAGAGAACGGTTATAAACTGCTCGGCATCCTCATAGTCGGCGTCGGGTCTTCGTTTTTATTGTTGACGCAAAATAACCAGCCTCGTTTTATGACGTTAGGCATCGGTATTTTCATGTTGTACTGGGCCGCATGCGCAATTTACCTGGTTTCAGGCGTGCTGTCTGTACAGGTACGCGCGCTCCTTAACTCAGCCCCAGCAGACCTTTACACTGAACTTTACAAGTCATTGGAACCAGCGCATTACGAGGAGTTGGCTCAGAAGGGATTTCGGGCAGAGAGAACACCAATTTCAGTTATCCGGCGAATAAGACTGGCTAATCTCCATGATACGGCTGAAGAGTTGTGTGAGATAAATGAGCGCATCAGAACAAGGCTGGATAGAGCGAGGATCGCAACAATCCTCACTCCGGTTTGTGCATTAGCTATTTCTACTGTGGGCTATCTTTTTTTCTGACTTTGTCCGCAGAATTCCCAACAAATCGACGACCTAACGAGAAGTCGGTTGTGGGCCTACCTTCCTGTGGGGGTTGTGTGGTCTGCTGTTGCGGTGGTTGAGTGGTATCTTGCTTTGGTGGTTGATCGCTCATTTTGCCTTCCTATGGTTCGATTTGAGAACATCGAGTGCTTCGTTCTTAAGGTGCATTAGATGCACGCAGAAGAAGCATCCAACCTACCCTGGAAGCGCGCCGCCGAACATCCTGATAAACGATCAGGTGGTTTTGTCGTATCGCTTCCCCTCTGCTACGATTGCCGCATCATTTAACGAGGGGATAGGGATATGATAGGCCGTTTTCCGGTGTTTATTTTGGTTGGGATTTTGTTTCTTGCTGGTTGCGATAATAAGCCAGATGCTCCATTTGGTTTCAAGTGGGGGCAAACAATTCAACAGACCGTGGATCAAAAACTTGCAGGAACTAAAGTCGACGACTCTGGTTTTATAGGGTTTATAAGTGCTGATACAGCTCCAGCCCCCGCCTCGTTTAATGGTCGGTATTTTCTTGGTTTTATAGGTGGACTCGGATTAACAAGCGTTTCATTTTCAACGCCTGTAGATACCAATGGATATTTTTTCAATGAAGGAAAGGTAGTATACGGAGATATGGATCAGAAACTCCATCAGAAGTATGGTAGCCCGGTTGAAATAAAAGAAGAGGTAAGCCGTGATGGAGCAGAATTTTACGAATGTATCAAAAATGACTCATGCGGTATTTGGCAAAGAAAATTTCAGAAAGATGGCATGACAGTTACATTAAAAATGGAAAGCATACCAGGCCGCCTGATGGATGGGATGCCCAAGGGATATGTAAATGTCCGTTACGAGTATGTGTCAAAGGACGATTTGAATAAAGAGGAAAAAAGATTCAAAGAGAGAAAAGAGTCTAACAACTTCTAATTCATCATATAAACGAAAGCCTCGCTCCGGCGGGGTTTTTTATTGCCCGGAGAAAGATATGGCAGAGAACGCTGGCGGAATTTACTACGAATTAGACATTGAGTATCAAAAGCTTCTTGTTGGTCAGCAGAAAATAAATCAGAGATTAGACCAGCTTGAAACCGGCTTTGATAATACAACTAAGGCCGTAACCAACACTGATCGTTCAATGTCAAAGCTTTCTCGCGTGGCTGTTTCATTGGCTGCGGCGCTTTCAGTTGAGCAGGTTGCTCAATATGCCGACGCTTGGGCAACTGTAAGTAATAAGCTTGCCAACTCAGTTAGGCCCGGCGAGCAACTTGCTGAGGTAACAGAGCGTGTATTCAATATTACACAACAAAGTCGTAGCAGCTTAGATGCAACAGCATCACTATATGCCCGTTTAGAGAGGGCTACGCGACAGTACGGAACTAGCGCTGATGATATCGCCAGACTTACAACCATTATCAATAAAGGTTTTGTCGTTTCCGGCGCAACGGCGCAAGAAGCGGAAAACGCGATCATTCAATTATCTCAGGGCCTTGCGTCTGGAGCGCTCCGTGGCGAAGAGTTCAATTCTGTAAACGAACAAGGTAATCGCCTGATCGTAGCACTTGCTGACTCTCTGGGGGTGAGTACGGGTAAAATGCGCGAACTGGCAGCGCAAGGCAAGCTAACAACAGATGTTGTGGTTAACGGACTTTTGTCACAAGGGGCGCAAATAGGTGATGAGTTTGCCAAAACTACCACAACAATTAGTCAGGCGCTTCAGGTTGCTGGTAATAACATCACTAAATTCTTCGGAGAAAATGCCAGCGTAAAAGCAGGAGTGTCGATATTCAATGATGCAGTTATTGGCCTTAGTGAAAATATTGATATCCTCGGCGTGGCGCTAACGGCAGTATCTGCGGTAATGGGTGGAAGATATGTAGGGGCGTTAACTCTTGCCACACAGGCGAAATTATCTGGTGCATCAGCCGCAATAAAACAACAGGTAGCTGAATATAATGCCGCCAAAGCAACCATTGCCAGTGCGGAAGCGGAAATCAAAAATTCCCAGGCAATCATTGCCTCTGAGCAGGCCAAGGCCAGGCAGTTAGCTACTCAGGCTGCTATTAATAAACAATATGGTTTAGCTGTTTCCTATCAGGCTGAGTATGCAGCGATACAGCGAAATATAACAGCTGCTGATAATGCTGCAACAGCAGCAAAGGAAAGGCTTGCGGCAGCAACTCAGCAGGCATCTGTAGCAAACAGAACTTACGCTGCATCGGCAACTCTTGCCAAGAATGCTCTTTCATTAATTGGTGGCCCTGCCGGCGCAGCAATGTTGGCGGCTGCAGCTGTTTACTACTTCTACCAAAAAGCGCAACAAGCAAAACAGGAAAGCATCGACTTTGCTGATTCACTTGATGGGCTCACAGCAAAAATGAAGGAAATGAGTGCTGCTCAGATTTCCGCGGCTATAGCAAAAACGGAACAGTCGATCATCGATCAGCGCGATGCTTTAGCGGACCTGCGCACCGAATATGAACAACTGGAGCAGAAAAAAACCTTTATTGAACAAGCAGCTCAAATACGCGGCGCTACTGCGGTTGCAGGTGACTTGTCGGAGGTTAACAGAGATTTAGCGATTCAGGCCGGAAAGGTTGATGAGGCCGAAACGAAGTTAAGTCGGACAACAAGTTCTCTTGGGTTACTCCGAGCTCAGGCGAACGGTCAATTTCGGGAAGGGATAGATTTACTTAGAAGGGATGGTCAGGAAGCTGGCGTAGTGGCTGGCTTAATGAATAATCTTGGAGATGCGATAAATTTCGCATCACGAGCGAAGGAGAAATTTAATTCTTCCAGCCTTAAGGTTGAACGACCCAAAAATGTTCAGGACTACTTAGATAAGTTACAGGAGCAGGTCACTCTTCAGAGTGAACTTAACGACAGAAAACGAGCGCAATTAAAGGCTGAACAGGACATCAGAAATCTTGGTGGTTCGGAGGCCGACGTTAATCTTGCCAGGGATAGAGCAGCTGCAGAATATGATGCCCAACAGGCGCAGCAAAACAACAAGAAGGCCACCAAGGAATCAACATCAGAAGCCAAAAAGCTTGCCACTCAACAGGAATCGGTAAACCAAAAACTTGAAAATCTGCGACAGCAGTCTGAACTTGCGGCCAGTTCAACTCAAGAATTGAGCCGAGACAGTGCAATATTGCGTGCGCAGCAGTCACTCGGTAGCGCTGCAACTCAGGCGCAGATTCAGGAGGCTGGGCAATACGCAGCTAAAGCGTGGGATGCGGCAGCAGCAGCAAGGGGCGTAACAGAAGCGCTCAAAGCCATGCCGGAGCAGGCGGAGAATAAATCCTACGCCGAATCCATGCAGAACCTGAAAGCCGCGCTGAACGCCGGGAAGATAGATCTGCAGGAGTACAATGCGGCTACTGAGCAGATGGAGCAGCAGCATCAGGCTAACCTCGCCAAAATACGTTCACAGCAGGTGGTAAACCCGACCCAGCAGGCACTAGCTGAGGTTGACCCAGTCCAGCAACTTGCCAATCAGCACGCTCAGGAACTGGCCCTCATCCAGCAGTTTGAGCAGCAGGGCGTTTTGGCCCATCAGAACGCGCTGGCCCTCAAAAACGCAGCAGACACCCAGTACGAGCAGCAGAGGACCGCAGCTCAATGGGAAATACTCAGCCAGCAGAGTCTAGGCTATAACATGCTGACGAGTGCGGTGGATGCTTTTAGCGGGAATGCCTCCAATGCAATCACCGGCCTGCTAACCGGCACAATGTCAGCTCAGGAGGCGATGCGGTCACTCGGCAACACCATCCTGAACAGTGTGATTAACAGCATCGTGCAGGTTGGCGTCGAAGCGCTGAAAAACTACATCCTTGGCCAGACGCTCGGGGCTGCATCTGTCGCTTCATCGGTTGGAATGGCAGCCACTACAGCTTCAGCCTGGGCGCCAGCTGCAGCTCTGGCATCGCTCGCAACACTGGGGACAAACGCCGCGCCGGCATCTGCAGGCATCACATCAACTGTAGGACTTGCGAGCGGTCTTGCTCTGGCTGGCGCGCGCTATAATGGCGGGCCGGTATCGGCTGGCAGCATGTATCAGGTCGGCGAGAAAGGTAAGCCGGAGATTTACCAGGCCAGCACTGGCAAGCAGTACATGATACCTGGCGATAATGGGAAGGTCATTAGCAATAAGGATATGCAGTCAGGAAGTGGCGTCAGCGTACAGGTGAACGTTATCAACCAGTCAACCGGCGCCACCGTTCAGAGTGCTGATGGTTATATGCAGGACGGTAATGCTGTCGTTGAGCTGCTGCTTACTGATATCGAACGTGGCGGCCCTGTATCCTCCCAGATACAGCAGACCTATGGACTAAATCGCAAAGCTCAAGGTGCCTACTAAACCAACCCGCTACGGCGGGTTTTTTAATGCCCGGAGGAAACGTGGCAACAATTCAATACCCTCCGTTCCTGCCACTGCCGCAGCGCGCCGACCAGAATATGACGCAAGATACGGCGTGGCAGACGACGCAAACGGCAGTCGGCCCCGCGATATTTACCCCAATCACAACCGACCTGAAAGCGACCTGGACGCTGCAATGGATATTCACGCTGGCGCAGGCCGAGCGCTTTAAGTCGTGGCTTCGCTCGCCGACGTATTGCGATCGCGGGCGCAACTGGTTCCAGATGCCGATCGACCTGGGTGATACGCAGGGCGTGCAGCAACAGACGCTTCACTTTGTCAGTATGCCGGTGCAGACCAGCAAAAATGGCAGCATCGTTACCTGGACGGCGACGGTTATCAGCAACGGCATCGAGGATGTGACCGAGGATTTTGACGACTGGATTGTTGAGGCGCAGCCTGGCTATGGATACTGGCTGGATTATCTGGTGACAGAAGTTATGCCGAGGGCCGACTGATGCCGACATTGAGAGAGTGGAAGGAGCGCCGGCCGGCGAGCGACATCAAACAGACGGTGGAGTTTTATCATCCTGCGTTTGGTTATTACCGGGTGGTCAATAACCTGTTCCGCCCGGCGACGTTCGGTGGAAACCCCTTCGAGCCTGCGCGGTTCAGTGTGACCGAACCGGCGCAGGATGGAACAGCGGTCATATCCATGACGATTACTTTTGTCGCCGCGACGGAACATGTCCGGCAGACACTGAAAAGCTGGCGCGGGGCAGCGCGCATGACGTCGATAAAGTGCCTGTATCAGCAGTGGAATGCGATTGGTGATGCATCTTCGCTGAAAGACTGGACGCTTTACGTGAACGACATTTCAGCCGATGCCAGTAACGTCACCGTGACTGCAGGCAAAACCAATCCCTTGACGCAGGCCAACTCCATCATTTACACAACGAAAGACTATCCCGGGCTAATAACCGTATGACGCAAGATGAATTTATCGGGCTTGTTAACGGCAAGCCTTGGGCTAACCGTGCCTGTAGTTTTGAGCAGATGGACTGCTGGGGGCTCGTCGTTTTGTATTACCGGCATGTGCTGGGTCTGGAGCTACATCACATCGCCGGCTACGAATCTGGCGCGGAGTTCATCACCTGCTACGAACAGGAACGTGCCCACTGGCAGCGTGTGCCGGTGGCGGTAACCGGCTGCATCGCCGTTTTTTACCGCGGCGAAGTGCCGGCGCATATCGGTGTGATGATCAGCCCGGTGAAATGCCTGCATGCCCGCGGGGAGTTTGGTTTTGTACGGTGCGACAGCCCGCTGGCATTACTGAAGGTTTACAGCAAAGTGGAGTACATGGTGCATGGTTCGATATGAGTTACAGAGGCTGCCTGGCGCGCCGCTGCAGCGAGGAAAGATAGAGCCAGGCACCACACTGGTGACCCTGCTTGATTCTCTGCAGCTGCACCGCGATGTGGTCGTTAAACTGAATGGCCGAGCGCTGCCGGACGACTACGATCTCAGTCGGCCACTGCGCACCGGTGATGTCGTAGCGATATTCGATCAGCCGGAGGGTGGTGTCGGAAAGCTGGTAACAACAATATTACGTCCGGTCTCGAAAATCCTTTCCGGTGCGCTGAAGGTATTCGGCCTGTCAAACAAGCCGAGCGCTTCGGTATCGGTGGCGACTGGCGAATCCCCAAATAATGACTTAACCGGCCAGACGAACCGCGCGCGACTCTATAAAGGGCGCCCGAACATTTACGGCCAGTGCCGCGTCTTTCCTGACCTGATTCAGGAGGCGCTGTTCGAGTTTGTCGACAATAACAAACAGCTTACGGAATGGTTCGAGGTCGGTTACGGCCGATACACCATCTCCTCGATCCGTTACTCGGAATCTAACCTCGGCAGCCTGGCGGGCGCCAGTTCTGCGATTTATAACCCGGGTGACGTGATCGGCACGATTGAAGTCGGCTATCAGTTCGATGACGTCGATAACGAAACTGTACCGGGCCTGAACGAAAGCGAGGATTTCCCGGCTCAGACCGCCACAACGACTGCGCCGACCTCAGTAGCTATAGAGAGTAATCAGCTCAAGGCTGTTGTGCTGTCAAACGATGACAACTTCGCCTACTTCGCGGCGCTGGCGGTGCCGCACCCGGTTACGTTTGTTATCAATGCCACATGGAACGACGGCGGTACAAGCGTTACTCGGAACGTCACCGGCGCTGGGAATATCATCTCATCAGAGAGCTTTATCGGCGACGACACGCTGTCGTACACGACGTTTTATATCGGCGAGCTCTCTGGAGAAATTACGTCGCTGCCGGGTAATGCGGTTATCAACGCGACTCTGTTCACGCTGAATGACCAGACCCCGCTGGTTATAGGGCCGTCAGTCTCGCCAATCGTATCCACTCAGGTTTGGGTGCATGTGCTGGTTCAGCTCGGCGCGACGGCCGGTACAACGCAATACCGGATTAAATTCTGGAAGGTTGATGACGACAACAATCAGGTGCCAGGGACGTCAGAACAGTACGATTATTTCTTCGACAACGATTTCCAGGTGACGACGCGTTACTTCCGAACGACGCATAAATTCACCCCGGCGGCCGGTGCTGGGCGCTATGCGGTAACCATTGAGCGCCTCGACAACAGCAATGATGCCAACGTCGTGACGCTGATGGCTATTCATGCGGTGAACGTGCGCGAAAACGTCGTTTATCCTGAGGACACGATTGCACGCATCACGATCAAGGGGGCGAACGACAGCAACAGCAACAGAGAGCAGAAGTACAACATGCTGGCGCAGCGTCACACAATCAGCTACGACCGGACAACCGGAGCGGTCGATTACACGCTGCGGCCGAGTCGTTCGTTTGCCGACGCTATCCTGCACGAGTGGGTTGTTGTAAGTAAGCAGGACGTGGCCAGTATTGATGTCGCGGCTCTGTATGCCATTGCCGATTCGCTGCCAGATGCTCAACTTGGGTATTTCGATTACACCTTTTCTGATGAGAAACAGCCGCTGGGTGAGCGCATAGCGACGATCGCCAATGTGGCCCGCGTAGACGGCAACAACATCGGCGATGTTCTGACGTTCTGGCGTGATGAGAAAGTGACAAATCCCGATGCGGTATTTGCGCGCTCAAACATGTTCTGGGACGAGTACAAAGTCGCATGGCAAATGTCTCTCCCCGGTGGTTATGACGGCGTAGCGGTGGACTACGTTGACCCTCTGACGAACAAGAAGGCTTACGTCTACCTGCAGATCGACAGCAGCGGAATCACTGAGGTTGAAGATGCTACCGTTAACGCGATGCAAATCAGTCTGGACGGCTGCCGGAACGCCACTCAGGCAACTGACCGGGCTTGGCTGGAAGCGAGGAAAATCCTTTACTCGCGCCTCACAATGACGGTGAAAGTGCTGGAAGAAACGCAGGTCGTGCGCGGTACGGTGGTTCAGTGTCCTGACATGTACGACAACGCGCAGCAGACCGGCTACATCACCGGGCGCGCCGGGGATGTGTTTTCAACATCAGAGCGCATCGATTTTTCTCTCGGCGATATGTGGGTGGTTATGACCGACAGCCTCGGAAATTACCGCGGGCGCTGGCGGGCTTATCCGGTAAACGGCAAAGCCAAGGTATTCCAGGCCGCAGCTGACACCTTCGATCTGAACATTTATGACCGCAGCACCGTGCAAAACCCCAGTCGGTATTTCATCGCTACCGACTCGGAATTGAACTCCACAATATGGCGCGTAGATAGCGCAAAACCTAATGGTGATGATACTCAAACTCTCTCGCTCACTGAGTATTCAGACTCGATTTATCCGTAACACACAGCAGTAATAACAACCTTCGCGCACACCATCAGATTCACTTCTGAGGGCTTCGTGCGCCATTTATATAGGGCGACATGCACAATGGCACAAGTACCACTACCAACCCCGACAGGCAATGACGTGCCTAGCACAGACATCAGGGACGCAGTTTATGCCGGCGCCATGCTGGATAAGGCGATGACAACCACGACGGACATGACTTATGAAGATCGTCTTGGTAATGAGCACAAAACCTGGCATGCCATAGAGCAGGGATTTGATGACATCGTTGCATCTCTTGATACCGCGAGTTTTACTTTTCCTGATGAAGAAAGTGGCCTGGCTGGAACAACTGATGGGCAGTATTTCCGCGTCCCTCAGGGGGAGGGGGCTGAACTGGCTTTTATCTACTATCGGAACAATGCAGGAGTCGCACAGATTGTTGCGACGACAGCATCGGGCGAGATAGCCAAACTGGTCAAAGCATCAAGCGAAGGTAACCTGGTTGTAATAAGCGATATTGATGGCATTGCCATAGAGGTGAAGGATGATTTCGGAGATATGCATCTGGCGGGGATGCCAGGTTCTGTCCGGGACCGGCTGAAAACACTTCAGGCAAATAAGGCTCCGGCCATTCTCAGGCTGACGGATGCAGAAAACGCTGCCTACGCCTCTGTTGATGAGTACGGACACCTCAGGCTGTCTGGCATGACTGACAGCGTCCAGGAGCGGCTTGACACTTTAAAGAAACGGGTTGACGAGATGCGTAAGCGCCGCATGATTCTGGACGTGAGGGAATGTGGGCGGCATGGTGAGGCAAGGGAAAGCTCTACTCGCAGACTTCAGCGCGGATTTGACTGGTTGTCCGGAGAGGGCGGCGGTTTTCTCTACAATCCTCCAGGGCATTTTGAACTTTATCAACCCGTAGTTCCCCGCTCGGGGGTATCCTTATTGGGGGCTGGTGAGAATGCAACTGTATTTTTGCCAATGGGCTATTTACCCGCATTCCAGTATCGAGGGAAGCCAACCGAAGCATCGCCGGAGATTTACCTCGAGAACATTCAGTTCTTTGATTTTTCCATTGATGGCGAAAATCAGCAACTCCATCCGGTCAATGGCTATATCCCGGATATTAAAGGCATCTTCCTTCAGTATTACCGCAACGCGGTATTTGACCGAATTACTATCCGCAACACCGGCGCTACTGGGTTCGGGATGGATATGCATGACAGAGCGTCCATATTTCGCTGTATGACTGAAAACTGCGGGCGACTGGCTACAGTCGGAGCCCTTGGTGCATCTGGCTTCGGTATTGGAACCAGCTTCCTCAGTAGTGAGCCTTTCTTTGCCAGCCAGCTTATTGGACGAAATAACAAAAACTTTGGGATTTTCTTTGAGCCGCAGCGTGGCACCGGGACATCGCAGGATGCCATCGTGACTGACAGCACGTTCTACGGAAATTATGCCGGACTGGCAGATTGTGGTATCGAGGGGCTGATTGCATCAAATCTGAATCTTCGGGAAAACCAGTACGGTTTTGTAGCCGAGCCTGGCACTAATGATGGAGGTAATGCGGGCTTTCGTGGGAGATTAAATAATCTCATCATCAAGGGAAATGCAAAACACGGTATGTATTTTAATACCGGGAAGTCGGCCGAGATTATCGGAGAGTACGCGATTACTGGTGGTCACATCTCTGAAAATGGTGAGGACGGTATAAATGTCCGGTATGCCAGTGAAGTAACCAATAAAGGCCTCAGGATATCTGATGTCGATATTAACGATAACGGACGTCATGGCGTCAACTTTGAGGCCGGTCCGGTAGTCAATGCTCGTATCACGGGATGCGACTTCTGGAATAACGGAAAACTGATGCCGGGTAATGGCATTAACAGTAATCGTAGCGTCAAGAAAAGTCGTTTCTCCATGAACTCATTTTATGATTTGCAGGATACCCCTACCCAGCAATATCCGGTATCCATCAGCGGAGATATGGAAGACGTCGATATCTCGTTTAACCACGGCGCAGGCAATGTGCATAACGAACTGAACCTGACCGGAAACAAAACCCGTGTCACCACACTTAGCAACCCAGGGATTGATTCATGAAAATAAAATTCAGGTTTCTGAATATTATCGTGACTCCGCACTCCAAAAAATCATCAGACGATGATTTCAGTGAATGCACCTGTCAACAAACAAAACAATCAGCTTTTATCAGTGACTGTCTGATTGCCAATAATCGTAATGATGGACTGTTTTTCTCGGGTGAATAATAATGGCGACTATCGTACAAAGTAACATGAAGTTTAAAGGTGATGTGAAATTACCTTCCGTTAATGCCCCTCTACCGGATGGCGCTAATTTATTCGCTGATTTCTCCACCAGTCGGTACGTTATAAAGCATGCCAGCGGTAACGTCATCCGTTCTGCAGCCCTGACAGATATTCTGTCATTCACATGTGCCAGTGTAAGAAGCTACGTTGGCTCGTCCGGCCTTATCGAATACCTCCAGGCAAATGAACCTGCCATAGAATATCATCCGTTATCTCTGGAGTGTCTTGGATTAAGAACTGAATATTCGAGCACAAACCGCCTGGCGTGGTCACAGGATTTTTCACAGTCTGCCACCTGGTCATCCGGAGGGCTGACGGTAACACCGGGTGACAGTACGGCGCCTGACGGGAATACCACGGCAACCCGACTTGCCGAGACCGCAAACGGGACATCGACAGTAAGAACGTTACTGGCTACGACGACCAGCGATGCGGTGGTAGGATCGCCTTATACCTTTAGTATTTTCGCGAAGGCAAATACGGCGGGGGTTATTCAGCTTGCGGCACAGGGTGCCCTGGCAGCAACCGCATTCGCTAACTTTGACCTTAAAAACGGCAAGATTGGCAAAGTCTCTCCGGGTTCCGCAACCGTCGGCATGCTCCAGGTCACAATGGAGCCTTATCGTAATGGCTGGTACCGCCTGTCAATAACCATAACACCGGCTTCGGCAGCATCGCCTTTATTCACTATCGCCCTGGTAAATGATGATTCCAGCGCGACAGCGGTTCCGTCATACCTTCCTTCCACACCTAAATCACTCTGGGTGTGGGGGGCGCAGGCTGAGCGCCGGGATGGTTATTCATCTTATATTCCGACTGCAGGAACAGAAGTGATGCGCGCGAGTGAGGTGTGCACGACGCCGTCAACCACGGCCTTTATCACGTCTGCCGCTGCAACGGTGTTGGTTTCAGTGGTTCATCCCCATAGCCTGCAGTCGTTAAGCGGGAAATATAACTCTCTGGCCTGTGCGGTCGTTCTGGATAACAGCGCCTCAGGAGCGCATATCCGTTTCGCCTACCGGCCGCCAGCGTCGGGAACCGCTGTGGGGACGCCTCAGGGGGCTGCAGTGGGTGTGATTCCGGATTCCTCAGGCACAGCGCAAAACCTTGAGATTCCGGGTATGGCGGCGGTTCGCGATAGCGAGCAGTCCTGCATCTTTAATTTTGATGCTGCTGCCTTAACGACCCGACTTTTTGACGGCTATAACTGGTATTCCCGTTCGGTGACTGCTTTTCCACCGGCGCTTTCACGTCTGTGTATTGGACGCTCAAACATGGATGCGAACAACTATTTCAACGGTCATATCAGGAAAATCATCTACTGGCCGACTGCGTTAGGCAATGCTGAAATGGAGGAAGCTCTCTCTTATCAGTAGATTAATTCTGCCCTGAAAATTGATAGGCGCAGCCGATCTTGATCTGCCTTACCAATAAAACTACTGTATGCATAAACAGTAATCATGGGAGGGCAGATCATGCTTCGACAATCAGACATCAACCAGGCCTTTCGAGAGTCGATTCTCCGTAACTCGAAAGGCTACCAGTACCTACACACCAGGGATTTCGTGTCTTCTCTGCAGCGGCGCGGCATCCACTTCTCAGAGCCCGAGGCGAATCGCTGGATAGAACGCTATCAAAATTGCTTTGCTGACAAGACTCCTGACCATAGCGAGAACCGTTTGTGGATTTTGAGAAACATGGGGAGGGTCATGTAATGGGCTTTCCATCGCCGGCTACAGATTATGTAGAGAGTACGCTGACAGTGAGCTCTCTGTGTGGTATTGGAGCAAACTCGCGAGTTATCAGCACTGACAGCGGCTTTGCTGTTCTTGATTTGTCTCTGAAAGCTAAGCAGGGGAGCACTGTCCTCATTCGTCATGCTGGGTTTATGGAGTTTGCGAAAATATTAGGCAGGGCGTTTATCACGATGGAGGGAGAAGCTATCGAAGGGGAAGCTCTGGATGACGTGGAAGTGATCGGAGTCGTCACGTATACGATTCACGACGTGATGCAGGATAGCAGTCCTGTGTGATGTGTCGTAAATGTGGCGTAACTGAATGGCGCTATAAGGACAAGGAAGTCATACAACGACACGTAAAGACACAAAACCGGATGCGAACGCGGAAAACATATGTGTTTACAGTGTGTTATTTAACGCTCTACTTTCTTCTAAGCCGTAGGTCACAGGTTCGAACCCTGTAGGGCGTACCATTTTGCAGTAAACAGACGTTATTCTACGTCTTTTTTTATGCCTTAAATTCAGTAGGTTGGCTGATTTCAGTGCGATAAGGTCGTTTATTATTCTGCCTGCTTAGCCATTATTCAGCCCTATCTGCTGGCGGAACACTACGTTGTTTTGACCAGCACAAAAATCTTTTACTTTAAATCTCTCCCCTGTATTCTGTGCGGCTGGATTTCTCCCAGCGACAATTCGCAGAGATACCCATGGCCCGCAATCATGTTCTCTTCACCTCACTTTCGCGCCGTAAACGTCGGAGCGCGACTCTCAAAATCAAAAATCTTATCTACAAAGAGCGTGCTGTCTGGGGCGGCGTCTTCTATGACGAATGCGAACATGATGCGGCAGTTGCCAGCGGGGGCTGGACCTGGAGCGATATAGTTTTTCTCGGTCGTGACCCAGCCGTTTTCTGGAATGCGGAGATCATCACGGCGAATGTGGCTTTTAGCGATGAGATAGAAGAGGCTGCTTTCAATGAGGCGCTATTGCGGCTTGACGCTGCCAGCCAGCGTCAGGCAATGCATCTCGATTTCATACCAGATATTAATCGCGATGGAAAAACGATTAGCTATACATGGGGACGAAAGCCTCAACGGAATGACTCGCAGCTTGAGGGATTATCCATAAGTGATTTTGCCGATAAACGTGCGCGAGAAATTGCGCGTACTAATCCACCGCCAGTTTATTGCGGTTACCGCATATTGCCGGGCTACGCAGCAGGAATCGGCTTGAAAATGGTGGTTGACGCTGAAGTGCTCAGTCGGAGTGTAATTGAAAGCGCTATTGCTGATTTTCTCGCTCGCGGAGAACAAAACTGGTTTTCTGACGTGCCTGCCCTTGTCCACTACATTGACAATATCTACTGCAAACCGCTTAACGAGGCATCCTGAGCGAGTCAATATGGCCCCATTGAACGCCAAAATGACTTTCTTCATATCCACGCGGTTGATGACCGCGCTCAATATGAGGAAGAACCATGGCAAGAACCCGTGCGGAACGACGCCATCACATGCGTCGCATGAGGCATAAACGGCGAAACGACAACGCTGTGCGTAACGGCAGTCCAAAAGATCAGGGGCGCCACTATACCACTCCATGTTGTTGTTCCTGTTGGATGTGTGGGCACAAGCGTGACTGGTATGGACCAGGCATACAGGAGCAGCGCGCGCAGGCAAAATATAAGGAGGACATATGAGGTAACTATCCATAGCAGGAACCTTTAATGTCTGTTTTTAATTCACGAAGAGACCGCGATCGTAACGGTAAACCCAAACCACATTGCCATGTTGGCTATCCAGGGTTCGAAGGAAAGATGATGCACCATCGTCATCGCGCTTCCTGGCTTTGGCCCGACTTTAACACTTGTCATTGCCCGTCGACCTGGACGCGTATGTTTATGACCAGACCCCGTCGGGCGAAGGAGTTCGTAGCGCTCCGGCGAATCATGAAAGGAGGCGATCCTGACGGGATCTTATTTCCTCATCGCTCCAGGCCCTACGTGTACTATTACTGA